AGCACTCACAGCCCGCTTCTTCCGCTGCCTTCTTTAACGCTGTCGGCCATGACGGATAAAGATCGCTTTGAGCATCATTCGCTGCATAGATCTTGACTTGTGTACCCGGGATCATGTTCTCCGTGTAGAGAACCACATCGAAGGTATCCGTCTCATACAGAACTGCCGGTGAGGTGGAACCGTCGGGTGCATAGGTCCTCATGCTGATAACGGGGTACCCGTCGGGACGACGACTTGTATCTCGAATGTCGTAGAAGATCGTTCCGATGGTAGTGCCCACAGTACCGTATACCGAAGCTGCCGTGGCGGGAGCAGTAACAGCTGGAACGGTGATCGCACGCAGAGCAATCTGGAATGCACCAGCGCCGCCTCGAATGTCACCGTAGTTTGTTGCGTTGTTACGTCGGTTCTTGCGAGTCGTGTTAGTGAACTCCATCTCGGTACCCGACTTGTAGTTCGGACCGACGGTGATTGTCCACGATACCGTACCGAACTTGACCGGTTCGGTTGTCGAGCCGTTGGTCGATACTGTACAGCCAGCGGCTTCACAGACACGACGAACAACCGTAGTCCAGCTTTCTAGCCAGTTCGATGTACTTGCAAGACCGCTTGCGCCCGTCATGTAGAGCTGGACGCGAGCACCTACTATAGCGTTGTTACACTTAATCGAGAAAGTAACCGGATCTCCTTCGTCGGTGATACGCGGTGTCTTCGTATGCTGATAAATCCAGCGAGGGTTGTAAACTCCGGCCGGCACGAACGCAGCTTGTATAGCAGGAAATGCGGTCATTGTACGAGGTCTCCACCACAGACGAAGGTTGGTCGGCCGCTGCTATCACGACCGGTGCAGATCACCGTCGCAAGCGCGTACTGGTTAGCAAGACGGAATGCACTGCCTCGTTGACGGAGGAACGCAAGCGCACTACCGTCGGTCGCAGTCGGTATAGTGATCGTCACGCGAGGACCTCCGCTACCCATCTGTATAAGGTTAACACACCAACCCGTACGAGCAGTTGTCGGCATACGGGCATTGATATTAGACGTGGCTGTCGTGCCGATGAGCGAGAGCGTCATACCTGTGTCCTCGAGAGCAATTAGGTGTGTACTACCTGAAGTTAGGGTACGAGTCTCAAAGCGAAGCTCGCTGGCCTCGACGCGCAGTCGTGCAATCGAAGGATGCCACGTTGTTAGGCCGGCGGGATCGGTCAAGGGATACCAACCCGGATCAGGCTGTGGAACACCATTGACGGGACCAGACTCGTAATCGGCTACTCCGTTGTCCTTGGCACGCAGTTGATCGACAAAGGTTTGCCAACCCGTGTAGAGTGTCGCCTGCATATTTGCAAGCTCTGCACGGGAAGGCGTTGTATCTGCAGCATAAGCACTTTGCAGTGACTCAAGTGCCGCATCGATCTGTTCAAGACTACGAGGCATAATTAACGTCCCACCTTCAGAAGGTCAATAGCAACGTCACGGCAGACAGTACCGTTATTGATACCGCCTCCCGAGATACTGATAGTGATTGCAGTTACTTTAATCTTAATTGTACCGGCAGCTGACACAGACACAGGCTTAGCCACAGGCATCACCCAACCTGTATCACCGCCGTTGGTACGAATACCCGCATCGAAGATCTTGATTAGGCCGTAGCCATTTCCGGTGTCAACGTAGACACGAAAGCGTATACCGGCGTCCTTATTGGGCTGACCGTCGGCGGAACAGGAAAAGATCCCCAATGCCGAACCTACAACGTCGGATGCGCCCAACGAGATATTAGGTGTCTCGATAACCGTAGTCTCTGAGCTACTTGAGTTGATAGCAACGTCGTTCGCCACATAGCGAGGTGCTGATGACAGTCCGGGAGCGAGAGCCTCAATGTTGATTGACTTAACCTTGAAGGTGTCTGCCTCGACGTTAGTTAACCGAACGATGTTACCATCAATCTCGAATGGCGTAAACAGCTGACCTGATCCATCGGACGACACGATCTGGAATTGATCGTACCGAAACTTCATCGAGCTGATGGTGCCCGTGTTAGTTGCGACACTTCCTGCAAGGTAGCCATTTGCATCCATCGTGAAGATCGCACGAACAGTAACGCCCGAAGGATCCACAAGGACATTCTCCAGCGACTCGATCTTACCGCCTAGGCCGTCGGGTCCTAGCGATGCAGCAGTACTCTCGAGACGTTGCGACAGGCTCTCCGTATCGCTGACACGGACAGTATTGAGGTTGAATTGGAACGCCTCGCCGTCGTTCACGCTCGCGCCGATCAGCGTTAGAGTCTGAGCAATCGCAAGGTTTTCAAGGCGAAGCTCCTCCTTCGTTTCGCTGATGACGGTAGCAACGTCTTTGCCCGCGAGCAGAGTACGCGAGTCCATCAATGCACGATGGTTAGCACCTATCGCAAGTTCGAGCGCCATGGTGTCTGCGTTGAAGTCAAGCTGGTCGACCACGTCCTGCGCGTCACGGTCACCAACGGGCGTTCCTACAGGAGCACCGACAGTCGCACCATCCTGTGGTTTACCCGAACCCCACACGTTCTGCCAGTTAGCTGTCTGACGAACAACCTTGTCGGTGAGGTCCTGGCGCTTGTCGATCAACGTGGTCCACTTCAAGTTCCACGTGGTACGATCAATCTCGGTCTGCGCTGACGTATCGTTCCACGACGGCGACAGGCTAGTCAAATACGTCCACAGGTCGTCGTAGGCGGCGTCGTAGGCGTTCTTTTCGTCAACAATGCCCAGTGCATCAGCGCGAGCGTCCAACGTCGGCCTTTCGTTGACACGATCCTGCCACTCACGAATGATCTGCTGCTTCTCGACGGGATGCAGGATGCCATCTTCGCCGATGCCGGTTACCAAGTCCTTTGCAGCCAACGCCTCCATGTAACCGTCGACTACGTAAGTGTATGGGTTCACGTCCTCGAGCGATACCTCACCCGACTTGTAGATATTGAACGCAGTCAGTTTGATGAACAGCGTGGTGCCGATCAGGTTGGTTTCCATGTTGTCGAGGCGAGCAATGCCGTCGTCAATCCGTGACACAAACTTGCCGGTATCATGCACGGCGGGTGTCGTACCCTTTAGCCCTCGACGCAGGCCTGACAGAACGTAGGTATCCGCAGCGATGAGCTGAACAGTCTCGTAGGAGATATACTCCTCATCGACCGTAATAAGACTGAGCTCACGATCAGCATTCTCGGCAGTCACCGATTGAAGCTGACCTCCGGACTCAAGCTTAATCGTCATCGCGGTATCGTCAGCATCGATGGACGTTTGCAGCTTGCCGTAGATCGAGGATCCCTCGAGCGTCTTGATGAGCTGATAAGATACGCCGTCAACACTCACCCAAACGTAGCAGCCGCCATACAGAACGTCGCCCTGGTAGCGACCCGTCGCAATACCGACTGACAACCCTGTGGTCGTGGGATCACCCGGCAGTTCGAAGATATGAGGAATTGCCGGATTGGTTGGCAGATCGTTATAGCTCGGCGAGAAGTGAAGGCCCGAGTAGTGATCGTAGACAGGAGCTTGCGCGATGCCGACGAGGGTATCCTCGCAGCGCATCATGAAGCCTTCGCCCTCTTCCTCCATCTCGGTGATCTTGACAAGCACACGATCCATGCCGTATGCTTCATAGGTCAGCGTGATGTAGTCGCCCGGCTCAAGCAACGCGAAGCGACCGTCGAGCGAGAACTCATACTCGTTACGCCTAAACAGCAATCGATTAAGACGAAGCTGAGCAACTACACGACCGACGTTCGGATCGGTGATCGAGTCATACGTCTCAGAGTCCGCCTGACGCAGGCCGTACCGCTCGATTGCTTCCTGATCCTCGGCGGTAACAACCTCGGTCACATAGGAGTTAGCGCGATTGACCACTTCGATAGGAATACGGTTGAACGCGTCAGCCGGTGTCTTACGCGAGATCTTCAGCGGACCTTCGCCGTCATCACCTAAGTCTTGAAGAATGATGTCGTAGATTGGCTGCAATTCGGGAACGAAGGTAACACCATTGCCGGTAACTGTCTTGTCGCCTCGAGGAAGGATCTTCAGCTTTCCCTCTGACCACAGGGCGTCTGAATTGGTGATGTCCAACCATTCGCTCAAGTAGTCAGACGCTGCCTGGACCTGCTCAACACGAGGCGAGAACAGAATACCCGACGCAACACAATAATCGGAGTACTGTGTCAAGTCGCCGATACGACCAGGCGCCATGCCGACACCGTGATCGCCCGACGTAAGAAAGTCAACGATGACGTCTTTCGGATTGGAGTCAGGAATGGAGTCACTGAACGGATGGAACCCGAAGATCTCGAAGCTATGGTTCGGCACTGATGCCTGCTCACCGAGGTCGTAAGCTGCTGAAGCAAGATAAGCAGTGGTGTCATAGCCGAGCGTTTGGTTAACGTAGTCGGGAGTAGTCTTTTCCATGACTCCATCTACGATAGCACGCATCGCGTAGCCGAGGGTTGCCTCACGATCCCAGTTTGCCGGAACATTGTAACCCTGTGCGAAGCCCCAAGGTGCTTGCCTGTGGTTACCGACGAATAGCGTAAGACCCAGTGCCTGAAGCGTTGTCTCTTCTTTATCCTTCCACACTTTGCCGATGCGAGTGATCGGTCCTTCGCCCAACGCCATGATGACGGCAGCGCTGTAGGTGTAGGTGGTGTTCTTGTACGACCCGCCACCCAGAGGCGACTTACCGGCCTTGACCTTTTCAGTATGAGGAATAGCCTTGAAGTTCGCGTACCAGATAAGGTTACCCGTTCCTCGGTTGGCTCCATACTGGATAGCCAGCCCCAGACCATATGAAGAGGTTTGAAGCTGGATATTATTGATCTTGGTTACGGCCGTACCTTTGGCCTTCTTCATTCCCACGGCTTAGGCCTCCACACTGAAGAACTGTCGTTTCCGCATAAGCTCAGCTTCGTGCAGACTCGACAGAATAACCGCACCGGCGGGTGCCGACGCATGGACAATCATCAACGGATCGACGAGAATTCCGCCATGGCTGTAGCATCGTCCGTACTTCACCAACAGGCAATCACCTGGCAGCGCATCCTCCTCCGCTACCTCGTGACCATACTGCTTGATGAAGTTCATGAAGATCTCTTCTTCACGATGCAGGCCAAATTGAGGCGAGTAATAACCAACCTCGATTGGCGGCGTGATGCCGGCAGCCGGATAGACCTCAGCAAGAAGCATGGCGCAATCGACGCCGACACCCTTAATCCGCGCCTGTGGATGGTACGGCGTGTTCAGCCAGGTCAGTGCCTCGGCTACAACCTTCAGGCGATCCTCGGGTGTCATTAGTAAAGTGTCTCCGGCTTGGGCACATAGGGATATGCCTTGAACGATAGCAGATTGTTAAACTTGTCCTTGCAAACAGACTGTGTTCGCTGACAGCCGGGATAGATCGTGAAGTCATCACCGACCTGTGGAAGGTGTACCAGAGGAAGCGAGAACTCGAGCTCACCGCTGACATGACGTTTAACCGTACGACGGCTTCCGTTGTTTACTCCCGAAGTGAACGCGATAACTCCGAGGTCGAAGTACCCGTCGGGCTGAGACAGGTTCGTGTCGAAGATATTCTTGTTCGTTACGGAGGTGATCTCACCGGTGACCGTAAAGGCCTCACGATTGACACCACACTGAGGAGAATAGACAACGTGCCGACATGACGTCTGATAAAGATTGGCCGGCATGTTCATATTCATAAGCTCAAGGATCGACTTGACCGGAATGCTGTATCCACGATCACCGCCTTCAATGTCAGAGATACTGCCCTCGAACTTATGAAGTACGCCAAGTACAACGGGCAACGCCCACGTTTTGATGTATCCCTTCTCGAGCTTGATCGTCGCACCGTCGAGTAGGCCGATGCGAACGCACTTGCCGAACGGATTATCTTCGATGAAGGGTTCAAGAGGCTCAGGAAAGACATTGAGGTTTAGAGTATCAACCTCGAGCCCCAATGCCTGACTAAGGCCGTCGCGTTGAACCTTGAGCTTGTTGTGCGAATAGTTGTTGAGGTTCCACATCAGGTCGCGGTCCGCCGACGTGAGACGAATGACCGTACCATCGATCAGCGTGATCGTGTAAAGATCCGCCGTGCCGAACTGACCGCTTTCGATCAATCCTCGAAGTGCGGGGCTTGCGGTCTTCACAGCTTGATACTCCTGAACTTGACTTCCTGGCTTTCCCAGATCCTGTTGGCGAACTTCTCGAAGTCAACTGAGTCGTCTTCGAAACGACAACGCCAATAGAACTCACCCGACCAAGTGATGAGAACATTGTCAGCTGGCGGACTGAAGAAGTTCACATGCCCTGTGGGACTAAGCGAGTAGTGAACGCCCTGCGTGACTGCGACGTTGTTAACCTTGATCGCCACGTTAGTCGATGGGCTGTAGACCGGTTCAGTGTATCCGCCTTTACTACGGATAAGCTGATAAGCAGTCTGAGTTCCAGTTCCGACGCCCATCACCTCACCGACAACCATATAGTCATCCGGATCTCGAAACAGCCAGCTATCCCACGAACCAAAGTGCCGATTGAAGAAGCCGATCAGGGTCCACAGCTCGTTCATGGCGTCGTCGCGCAGAACTGAAAAGCTGATCCCGTATCGCCAGACCGGATACGACCAATAGCTGATACGCGTCTCAAGTCCGCTCACGGTTTCGGAGATATCCGTTTTCCATGTCGGTGACTTCTTGACCGGGTACGTCAGGCCGGGAAGATCGGGAAAGACAAGGTTCGACATTTTAGTTCCTATATCCGTCACGAGCAACAGCACGGAGTCCCCGCGACACGCCTCGTTGGTTTCGTTTCAGCACGCGTTCCACACTACGCCCATCAAGTGCATGGATAGTTACTGACATCGGGCCATCACCTCCGCTCGATCCAGTACCAGGGAATGGCAAGGACGAAGAAGAGGATCGACCCGACAACGCCTGGCTTACGCCGTCGTAGCGTTGAGGGCCAGCACCTGATAGGCTGTCACGCAGAGGATTAGCGATCCAGGCGGGAAGCACCATCTCGTTCTTGTGCAGTTCGGTGATCGCGCCATCATGAGGCACGCGACCCATACCGCCTTCAGCCGAGAAGATCGATTTGCCCAGTGCGATGACCGCGGCGAGTGCGCCCACAGCTGCCATCGGCGCGAGGAAAGGACCGACGACCGGGATCGCGGCAATCGACGCATACACGCGCGCCGCCGCGGCGGCAGCTGAATGGGCTACCTGAGCGAGCGCTGACGTTGCGCTGGACGCCGTTGTCGCTGCGTCGGCACCGACTGCCGCGGCGACACGAATACCAGCACCCGTGACGACTGCACCGGTCTTCACCGTTTCGCCTGTTGCCACGATAGCAGTCTGTGCCGCGGTCTGAGCAGCAGTGACCGTCGTCATGCCTAGCTGACTCGCCACCCAGTCGCTGAGCAGACGAATACCCATAT